ACACTCTTTTTGATTTTGTGGTTTATACAGTGTGATACCAGTTAAATTTTCGTTGACATATTTTTTAAACAGCTTCCACCTAATAGGGAAGCTCTCATTGGCTCTACCTTTACATTCAATGATGAAATCATCGCCTATAAAGTCTGGAGTATATTTTATTGGGAGGATTTTTTTATTTCCCCTGTCTATCATATCCTTTTTACCATTAGCTTGACGCTCATAACATGAGCTCTGAAAATTAAAGCCGTCTATCAAGGTGTATGTCTCTCCTTCATAAACAGCTTTGATCTTATGCTTACGCAAAGCAATATACATATATTTTTCAAGACCAGAGGCAAATTGTATGCCATTATACACAACTTTTTTTGCTCTTACCGGCCCTCTCTTCTTACTTCGCTTCTTACGAATCACAACAGTATATCAATAAGCTTATCTGAATTTCTTGTATCAATCATCTTCTGCTTGATACACTCTAGGTATATCAACGTGTCAACTATTTCTTCTTGGGTGTGTTCAATCCATTCTTCGATGGAAAGGTCTGCTTGATCAACGGTCTTGCCGTATTTCTTGAGACCTTTTTCTTGTTGTCTATCTATAATAGACTTCACGTTGGTAATAATCATAATTACTTGTTTTTTTCTTGTGTTAAAAATTATGTGCTAATCTACACGACATGAATCAATTCGTTTCTTGAGTCTGCTAACTTGCATCGGAGTAAACTCTTTTCCTCTGCTCGTTTTGAATCCTGATTTATTCAATTCGTTTGCCATTTGCTCTAGTGTATAATGTTTTGGAATCATCATTTCTATGTATGCCATTGCTCTCTGATTATTTAGATTCTCATTCGCTTTCTTGATAACGGCTTCAGTTCCTTTTTTAGCGGTTTCTGTGGTGAAGTTTGGTTTACCCCACCATTTGCCTTCTCGTTTAATTTTAGCTTGCAGAGCTGCGCTTGTTCTCTCTGATATTTTCTCTCTTTCGTATTGAGCAAAACTTGCAAACACACCAAGCGTTACCGTATTTAAGTCAGGCAGGTCACACGCTTTAAATTTCACCCCACTATCTCGAAGGTTAAATATGAAACCTACGTCTCTAGATAGCCTGTCTAATTTGGCGATAATCAATGTGGCATCTTCCTTTTTGCAGAATGCTAATGCTTTATCTAATTCAGGTCGATTCGCTTTCTTTCCTGATTCAATATCGGTGAAGCTTCTTATTAATTCTTTACCTGAAATAGTGCGTTGGATTTCTTCCTTTTGTGCTTCCAAACCTAAACCACTTTGACCTTGTCTCTGGGTGCTTACCCTGTAATAAGCTACGTATTTTTCTTTTTTCATCTTATTCAAAAATTATGTGTTAGTCTACACACCTGCCCATTTTCTGGGTGGTGAATGAATGCCTCAAGCGCAACCTTAGCACCAGTGTATCCATTGTCTGCATGCCACCTGTCTGTACCACTAGGTGAACGCAAATACTCTACGGTCATCCCTATATAGTCCTTACCACTCCTAAACTTAAAGTAGTCCTTGTGGTGTATGTGGTGGAGGTATCCGTACCTGTACTTCGTCTCGTACCATATCTGAGAACTCTCGTGTGCTGACAGGTATGGTATCTGGTCTATTTTACATCCATCTCCGTGGCTAAACATCAACATGTTCTTTCCGTACTTGGTATACTTCCTGTGGTTGTTATCTACGTTGAAGGTAATGTTCTTGTTGTTATGGAAGTAACAGTGGACAGCATCAGCCAACATAAACCCAGTCATGTAGTCATGATTAGATGGGCAGTGAATAACCTCCACATCGGCTATGGTTGACAGCATACTTATAATGTGACAGTACACACCCCTTGCTATCTTGAAGTTGTCGTACCACATACCATCGGTGTCCTGTGGCGTACCACTCGTTGTGGTTCTAGTCTTTGCATTGTCGATGTGCAGAACATCGTTACCAATGATAAAGAATATCTTATCTATGTTGTACGGCTCGGACTTGTCGATCAACTGTATACTACCCTTGATGGCTCGGTCTATAGCTACATCCACGTTGTAGTTATCGTTAGACCCATCCTTTGTTGCCAACTTACCTATGTGTAGGTCGGCTATATCCAAGACTAAACAGTGAGAGTCCTTGTTCTTCTTCCTCTTGTACTTGTCAACCTTCGGGGACAATTTCTTCATCTCTGAAATCATCTCAGACCTTATCTGCTCGTAGTCAACAGACTCAGCATTCTTATAGTCTGGATTGACAACCAATGTAGACGTACCGGTAACCTTGTCCTTCACCCAAGACAACTTCCAGTTATCACTAGGGTTTAGATTGTTCCTGTGCATAGACTCGTCCACTATAGATGGTCTTATCCAACCCTTTTTTCTGATGTGTCTTGCAAAGGTGTAAACATTAATCTCATCTTCAGGATACTTGGAACTTATGGTCTGGGCTATTGTATCCGAGCCATAACCGGTGTCCTCCCTGATTGATCTAACCTCTTGTTCGTACTTTGAGTATTTACTTTTCATTTGTCTTTGTTTTTGTATTTATTGTAGTAATAAAGGGCATACTCGTAAAGCTTTTGCCAGACAATAACTGGCCCAAACGCTTCAGGACTTCTATTTTTTTTACCATTTATTATTATCTCTATATACCACAACGGATCCTTATAGTTTTTCTTTAGCGGAGATATGTGTATATTATTTTTTACACACCAGTAACCGGCATCAAACTCTTTGTCTGTTGGAAAATACCTACCCATTATTGATCCCTTCTTTAATTTAGGCATTTAATCCCAGGGCATAGATTCGTTTTCGTTTACAACAGGTTCGTTAGGTATGAAGCATCCTGATCTTGGATCCCACTTAAAGTGAGCTTCAGCTCCGTTCTCTCCAAGGTTTTGAAACTTTACCTTTAAAACCTTGGCTTTGACCGTTTTAGCTTCATAATCCCTGTGGACTAAAAGACCGTGGTAGCTAGCATCGTACCATTCACCACCACCTTTTATATTATACATAGTTGGTTCTTCAATTTTACCATCACTACCTTTATACATTTTGGTAGGATGGGCAACCACAATAACTAATACGTCATATTTTTTAGCAAAAATTTCTATTTTGCTTAGATACTCTAGTGTGTACACATTAACATCACCAGACTCATTACCGTTTACGTCCCTTATTTTATTGAATGGATCTATAACCAAACACTTGATACCTTTTCGCTTCACAAGCTCTGCGCCTTTACGTAGCACTGATTCAAGCGTGTACTTGTCCATGTCGATAAAAAAGAAGTTATCATTAACATGATCTCGCACTTTATTCCATTGATCGCTGCCAACGTCTCTTTTATTGGGCATATCGCCCCATACTTTACGCATTAGTTTGTGCGCGTGCAGGTATGTAGGTTGGTTTTCAGGAGAGGCAAAAGCCGTTTTCCATCCGTAGTTATCATTGTAACCCACACACATCTGGTCTACAAAGTCAGACTTACCTGAGCTTGGTATGCCGGTTACCGTAATGAACTGACCTGTGTACGTGCTAAATATGTTGTCAAAGTTTTCTAGACCAATTTGATAACCAGGCTTAAACCCATTGTTTACAAAGTCTAGAAGCTCATCCTCTACATCGGCCAACGTTGATACGTTCTCAAGAGGAACAGGCTTGTTGTCGTTTATTGTTTTGTAAAGATCTTCTGACCCGTGCTTCAGTAGGTACTCATTTGCGTCCTTACAGTCTACAAAGTCTACAAGGTGACATACTTCAGCGCCAAGGCGACGGATAAACTCTTGCTTAAGAGCGTTACCAGCCTCGTCCTGATCAACCGCGAGGATTACTTTCTTTTTGTCCTCAAAGTAGTCAATACAGTTATCGAGGTAATCAAGATTATTACTAGATAAAGTAGCGCCGTTAGGTACAGATACAACGTTAGTAATACCGGCTTCATGAAGACTGAGAGCATCCATCTCTCCTTCAACAATAACACACGTATCCGAGTTCGTAATCGAATCAATGTTGTAAAATATTTTCTCAGCACCTTTATAAAGCTTGAAGTTTTTTCTACCATCTCTATACTTTACGTTAATTAACTCATCTCCAATAAAGTAATTAAACTGTATCGTGTTCTCTTCTTTGCCTGTTTGGGGCATGTACTCAAAACCCTCAGTAACTCTTAGGTCATTGAGGGTTTTTTTACTAATCCCGCGATTAGCAAACCATTCTTCAATCTTGGTTGATACCTCTATTATTTTCTTTTCTGGTGGTTTAATGTATTCTTTGTCTGACATGCCTTTTCTTTTAAAGGTGTGGAGCTGAAACGTTGAACTGCAATGGTGACACGTTCCAAGACCACGATCCCAATCGTATGATGCACAATGTGTTTTTTGGTTTTTGGTCTGTCTAGTATGGGAACACAGAGGACAAATCCCCTGTGTTTTCCCAGTAACTAGGTTGTATTGATTGAAATTATCAATCTCAAATCCGTTTATCTCGTCGTACTTAACGGCCATTGTTTAAAATGGTAAATCGTTTTCTTCTACAACTTGCTTCTTAGATTGTGGGGCCTGAGACTGACCATCACGAGGTGGTGGTGATGGAAACTCTCCATTAGTCCACACAACCTTAACATTACCAAGGTATGTTTTACCCTCTTTTGCCTCACGCTCTTCTTTTGATTGCGACACAATCATTGGGCCCTGGTTACCGAAGTTATCAATTTCATCGTTTATCGTAATGGTGATTGGTAAATACTTACCCTTTTTACCATCGATGATTTTATCCTTTGGGATACTTGATAGATTAATACTTCCTTGAATTATTCCTGCCATTTTTTATAAAGTTTGGTTAATAAAATATTGATTTGGATCAAAGTCCTCCGACTTGTAAAACAAGTCATACACTTCACTGGCTTTTTCTACTTTGTACTGGCCTCGCTCTAAGAACTCGGTTGAACAATCAAATAAACCAATTTGATGTGTGTTTTTATCTACGACAATAAACATAAACTCATAGCCAAATAAATGGCTGTATATATATGCTTGTGAGTCATAGTTGTATTTTTTAGCTGAGAATCTAAATGAATCAAGATCATTGGTTGTTTTAAGATCAATTATAACTTTATCATCATGATTTATAACATCAGCCTTACCCTTCCATTTGTTACCGAATAACTCAGTAACACCTGGTGTTTCATATTCGACGTTACCATTGCGAATAAGATCGACACATATCTTGTTGCTGTTAATTTTATCTAACATTAACTCAATACGGTCGACCTCATCCTGCAATAAACACATCTCACCACCAGACAGTTCTTTGTACATTTTAGTATTCCTACTACTTGATTTAATTATTTTATATTTTTTAAGCTTGTCTGGCTCTAAGATTGCTGTGTGGAAATATCCACCAACTAAAAACGCAGATGACATAACCCTGTCCTTGTGTAAAGCAAGGGGGTTAGATAGCAATGTCTGAATATCCGAATTACTCAGATACTGCTTGCCAAAGCTACCATAGTAGTCCTCGTCGTTCTTTAGCCGGTTTATTATTTCCTTTTTATTCATAGTGACTGCAGCTGCTTTTCTACGGCTGAAGAAACATCGTACTTAGACTTAATAGCATCGACAGATCCCCCACCCTTAATGTACTCCTTAGCTTTCTCAAGAGCTACACCGCTAAGCTTTTGCTTGGAGGTAGACTTGCCATGCGTGTTGGTAGCATCGCTGTCCTGCGTGTCGTCTATAAGTAATAGATTACCAAGGGCGTACTTCTTTCCGTACGAAGAGGCGCTACCAAACTGCTGAGGCACTTGCATACCCTTCTGGTTAAGATCTACACCTACAATTGCTGTAGCGTGTATAGCATCTTTGCCGTCAGTAAAGATAGCCACTGACTTTAACATCGG